CAGCTTAAAAAAATGAGTCGATTTTTATAGTCAATGAAAAAAAAGAAGGCGCATCGTGTATTACGACACACCTTCATCGGAAGCTTAAATATTTACTAATCATCTGTATTGGCGGTATTTTTACTTCTGCAAATTGAATCTCAAATTTTAATTCATACAGTATGACAATTTTAGAACAAATCTTAGCGGGCCTCCAAACCAAGTTTACTGGGGTGGACACTGCTATTCTTACCCGTATTGCCACCAAAAAGGCAGAGGGTATAACGGACGAGACAAAGGTAAACTCTATTGTTGAGGGTATCAGTTTTTCGGACGTGCTTAATTCCTATGGTGATTTCCGTGCCGGGGATGCTTCCAAGACCGCAGTTTCCAACTACGAGAAGAAGCATAACCTTAAAGACGGTAAGCCAATCGAGACTACCACAACCACCAAAACGGAAGAGAATAAAGACGATGTGCCTGCATGGGCGCAAGCTTTAATTGACTCCAACAAGAACCTTTCTGATAAGCTAACGCAGTTTGAAGCAGAAAAGGCTCAAGCAACACGTAGCCAGCAGATTTTGGCAAAGGCAAAGGAGTATGGTATTCCCGAAAACTACGCCAAACGATGCGCCATTAAGGACGATGAGGACTTGGACGCATACTTCAAGGACTTGAAGCAGGAGTTTGCGAATGACGGCTTTAAGGGTGTAGTTCCTCCAGATACAGCAAAAAAAGAACTGGAGAATGAGACTCAGGCGTTTGCGAAAATGATTGCAGACGACACTAAAGAAATTGTAGAACAACAAAAACAGTGATTTTATGGCAGCAGGATTTAAGTATAATCTTGAACCGGAAGTTGAGCAGGAAGAACGCTACGACGTAGAAACCGGACGCAGACGCAGAGGTCCGTACAAGTTGGACACAACCAACCTCGTTGTCGGCTCGTACTTGCCCTCATTCACACCGATTGCAGCTGACTTGGTGAAGAAAACATCCCAAGTGGCTATCCGTGTGGAAGTATATGAGAAGTTTACAACAGGCTCCAATACCACATTGAAAATCAAGAAACGTTCTTTGGCTTACAAAGGTATGCACTTGGGTAACGGTGCGCATGGAGCGACAATCAACGCTATTGACAAGGCTGACAAAGCTTTTGATAAGCTGACGTTAGCGGCAGACTTTGGAGAAAATCTAGAAGCTGGAACAGTTCTTTACGAAGCGACAGCCGCAGACGGTACAACGCCCAAAGTTATCGCAAATTCAGCTCTGTATGAAAGGAAGCAGGTAGAGGATGGCATAGTATTGGTTTCCCTTTTGATGCGTGCGTTTGAAATCGAACCGACCAAGCTGGTAATGCCTTTCGCAGATATTGACAAGGCGAATATGCCGCACTTCCAGTTTAACGCTTTGGATGTCAAACAAGAAAAAGAAGCCGTATCTATTCCTAAGGCTTCTTCTAGTCAGGACGGTTTGATGAGTAAGGAAGATAAAGCCAAATTGGATGGGGTTGCAGCACAAGCTAACAAGTATACTTTAACAGCAGCTACGACTTCTGCTTTTGGAGGTGTAAAGCAGGCAGCCAAAGTGAATGATGCATCTGGTACGGTGTCGGTAGAAAACTTTAACGGATTATTGACAGCGTTGAAAAACGCAGGTATAATGGCAAAATAAAGAAAGGAGGACTAATATATGATGCTAACTATTCATACATTGTTTAATGACCCGAACATTGTAAATGCAGTGATTCAGCGTGTCCTCAAGACAAGAAAGGACACAATTTATTGGCAGCAGTATTTGGGCTTCCGTAGGACTACTACTCGTGTATTTAAAGACTACATCGGTCAGGTTACTGGCGTGATGGCTGGTTCCATCAACTCCCGTTATGGCGAAAAGCCTATCCGTGAACGCAGGAATATCGGTTCCGGATATGGTGAGATTGCCTATTTGGGTGACCGCTATCAAATCTCAATCGACCGTTTGTCTGACTTGCAGGACTTGATAGATAAGTATAATGCCGCCAAACCGGAAGACCAGAAAGCAGCCATGCGTGACATCGTGGACTTCATCTATGACGATTACCGTCAGGTATTGCTGGCACCGCACAAGCGTATGGACATTATCGTAGGCTCTCTGTTGATGACTGGAGCAGCAAGCGTGAAGAACAAGGACGACAATGCCGGAGGAATTGACTTATTGAACATCGACTTGCCGTTTAAGTTTATCAAGCCGGACACAGAGGATAAAGACTATTTCGTCACTTACTTGCAGCAGAAACTGAATGAGCTGAAATCTATTTACGGCACATTCCCCAAGATGATTATGAGCCGTGGCACATTCATCAAGAATATTATCGGTTCAAGTGAATTTGGAGATAAGTTCAAAATGCAGCTTACAGGCAATGAAATGTATATGTCTACCGGGCTTATCACCTCGCAACTGGCTTCTACCATTTTTACAGGTATCGGACTTCCGGCTATTGAAATCAAGGAAGATTATGTGGTAGACCAAACAGGTAAGAATATCCCCATTTATGCAGATGGTCGTATTTCCCTGCTTCCGCAGGATAAAATCGGTTATATGCGCTTCCACACTCCTTATGAAGCTGTGGATGGTGTACCGGGACGTAATTACACTCAGGCAGATGGCGATATGCTGATTTCAGGTTACAAGGACGGCAATGGTCGCTATCTGGAATACACAGCCGAATGGATTCCGCAGATTGCGAACCCGAACCTGATTGTGAACTTCGATTTGAGTGAGATGAACGCATGACAGTAAACGATTATATATTACAGAAGTTTCAGACCTTCGGCGTTAACTTGTCGGAGGCTGACCTTTTCGATATATGTCTGAACGCAAAGATAAGCGGAGGGGGTGAGATGAACGAGGATTGCCAAACACGGGTGTCGGTGGCAATTGCGAAGTTCATCCCCTCTCTATTGCTTCGTGCCACTTCCATCAGCGAAAGCGGTTTTTCTATGTCTTGGAACATTCAAGGCATTAAGGATTACTATTCATTTCTGTGCAAGCGGTACGGTTTGAAAGACGAACTGGGTAACAAACCTAAAGTGACTTTCTTATGATATTCGCTCCACACATATTGCAGGTAAAAGTTATCACCCCAATGGATAAGGATGAGTTTGGCAGACCTATTCCCGGAACAGGTGGTGAAAGCTGGCAGGAGGTGTGCAAATGCCGTTGTGATGATAACACTACCAAAGAGTTTTCATCTGATAACGGCTCTGTGTATCGTCCGAATTATCATGTGGTATGCGAGAAGAGAATTACTGTCAAGGCTGGTGATGAAGTACGTTGCATGGATGGTGATAGCGTAAGAGGTCAAGGCGAAGTTTATACAGTGAAGAGTACAAACTACTTTAACTACTCGGAATTATGGATGTAGATTTCGATTTCTCAGATGTCGACTCCTTTTTCGATGAAGGAGAATGGGAGGTCGAAAAGAAGATGATTGATGTAGGCGATGAAGCCGTGAAGTACGCAGAGGAACATGGGGATTATCAAGACCATACACTCACTTTGAGAACGTCCAATGATTACGATGTCAATAAAGACGGTTTGACATTGAAAAACGAAGCGGAATACGCATCATTCGTAGAATCTAAAGGGTATGATGTTTTGAGTAGTGCTGCTTTATTTGCGGAGAAACGATTAAAAGAAGAATTTGAAAAATGAAAAAGTACATTGGAACAAAACAGATTGAAGCAGAACCTATGACAATGGGCGAGGCTTATGAAAGAGGTTTATTACAAGTTGGCAGAGTGCCTGATGCAGAGTATGCAAAGCGCATGGGTTATCACGTTAAATATGCTGACGGGTACGAGAGTTGGTCGCCAGCGGAACCGTTTGAGGAGGCGTATAAACTCGCCGATACATCACTTGACCGTATGCAGATAGAAGCCGAAGAAGTCAATGGAAGATATGTAAAGTTAGCCGCTTTCATAGATTCAGGGAAAATGGATGAAGTCGTTAATGATATGTACAACAAGTGTTTACTGGAAATGCAGTGTTGTACAATGTTCGACTATATACGGCTTCTTGATACTCGCATACAGCGTATGCAAGGTTCTGATGGTGCAAAAGTAATAAAGATGAATTTTGGTATGGCTATTATGGCTCTCAAAGCAGGTTTTCCAATTCGTAGAAGCGGTTGGAACGGAAAAGGATTAATGGTGTTCAAACAGGTTCCAGCACATATTGATAGTGATATTATCCCCAAGATGCAATCTATTCCGCAATCAGCAAAAGACCTTATTCTGAAAGGCAAGGGCTTTATTGACTACACAAGCCAGTGTCTTATTTACAATGAGAATACTGGACGCGCTGATTCATGGGTTCCGTCTATCAGTGATGTATTTGCAGAAGATTGGGAGATTGTGGAATGATAGTAACTACCGACATAGGAAACATCCTCTACCGGGACTGCAAGGCTTTCGGAATAGATCTAGTGCCTGATGGTGAAACGCTGACGGGTGAATTGAAGTCCGAAAGGATTGTCATCCACACGAAGAAACAACAGCCGGGAAAGTATTGGAAGAAATCTTTCGCAGAAGTGAATCTATGTGTACCCAATTTAAGCGAGAATGAAGCGAACACAATCCGGCTTAACGAACTCGAAAGAAAGGCTGGCAAGCTGCTTGATGATGTAGTAAGCACCTATGACGGTACAACCTATCGTTATTCTATCGAATCAATTGGCACGGAAGCGGATACAGCTTTGAAATGCCATTACGTGAATGTGAGAATTTTATTTGAAGTAATAAATGTAAAACTATAAGATTATGATTTCAGCAGTAGGAATAAAAAGAATCTTGTTTGCCGACATTGATAAGGTAACGGCAGACATTACCCCCGAAATCGCAAAGACTTTGATTCAAGCCGCTATCAAAGCGAAAGATGAGGTTTTGAATGTACACGGGGAAACGTGGCAGATTGAGGAAACGGAAGCCTCTGTCACCGGGTACAAGAACCAATTAACGGGAAAGAATTACCGTTACGATGATGTGCCGGGAGAAGTATCGCCCGCTTTCTCTATCGGACAATATGACTGGAAGACCAAGAAAGCGTTCATGGGTGGCGATGTTATTCAGGCAACATCTAAAGATGTAGGTTGGAAGCGTGCTTTGGATAAAGTTATTATCAACAAAGCATTGTTCTGTCTGACCGATGATGATGTCTGGTTCATCTTCCCAAAATGCCGTATTGTTTCCCGTGAAGCCAATACGGATAAGGCAATTGCAATCGCTGTAAAAGGCTTGGTGCAGGAACCGGGAATCGAAGGTGTTTCTTCTGAGTATAACTATGAAGAAGGGCAGATTAAAGCTTTGCAGGCATGAACTACAGTAACCATTGTACCTACTCCTTCCGATGCGACCGTAAAGCTGGACGGTGCAACGGTCAAGTCAAAGCAGGTGGCTACCGTTCACTATGAAGTGTCGAAAGTGGGGTACGTCACTCAGTCAGGAGATATTAAAACCACTCCTTCTGAAGTTGATACCACTCTTAAAAAAGAGATAACATTGGTAAAAGCACAAGAGTGATAACCGGGGGATGGATATATACCATTCCCCCTTTTAGTTTAAGAATATGAATCAAGCAGCAAAAACGGTTTCTGATGCTTTGTTAGGGCTGGATTTCATGAATGTGGAGATAGGAGGGATGGTTTATACCATTAAACCTCCTACAATTAAAATTATCTGTCGTGCCATTCATCATTTTTCCAATATCGGCATGACTGGAGATAATGTCATGGAAGCTATTAAAGAGCTTCCTGAAGCTACTGAAGATATGCTGAAAGGTATTTCATGCTTTATCTGCGGGAATGATAGTTTGGTCAAAGAATTGGAGAACGGCACTTTTGAAGAAGTCAAAGATGCCTTGGAAGTCTGTTTCTCTATGATGGATATTTCGGCTTTTCAGTGTGTCAGCTCGATGAGGAACGTGTCGATGCTGGCAGCAAGACCGAAACAGTAGGAAACACAACGTTCTTCGGGCAGATAGCCCATTTGATTGACACGCTGCATCTGAGTTATACAGAAGTGTTTGAGATTATCCCTTATCGGAATCTGCTGATGATGCAACGGGATAAATTACGCGCAGTATATGGTGGTCAGAAGGTGAATAGAATCAGTGGTAAGGAATTGGCTAATCGTAGGAAAAAGAAATAGATATGTCAAAATTATATTTTAAGATAGGTAGTGACTGGGAAGAAGTTGTAAGACTTCGTAATGAAATTGCAAAATTAAAGCAGGAGTTAATGAGCATGGATGGCACGCAGACTCCTGCTGCTTTCAAGGCTTTGAATGCCCAACTTGCTGCATCCAACCAAAGATTGGATGAGTTGGTGACTAATGCAGCCAAAGCTGGAGCGGAGATGGAAACGGGATTCAAAAGGAAAATCTTCGATGCTTCCCAGGCCGTGAATGGATTCACAGAGAAGATTCTTGCTCAAAAAGCGGTAGTTAAGGATATTGAAGCGGATGTAAAACGACTTGGGGATGCTTATCGTATAGCATTGAAAAGGAATCCGTTATCAGCAAATAGCAAGTTAGAAGAATACAATGCTGCCCGCAAAGCTCTTGATGAAGAAAAGGCAGCTTTATTTGGATTAACCCAACAACAAGCCGAAGCGCGTCTTTCCGTAAAGAAACTTCGGGATGAATACGCCCTTTACAATGATAATGCTAAGGAAATCGTAGAGAGTAACAACGGTATCGCTATTTCTTGGAAGAAAGCCTTGGCGGTTATTGGTGGTACTGGAGTACTGAAAGCATTAGGTGCTGAAATGATTCGTGTACGTGGCGAGTTCCAGGCTGCTGACACTGCTATTGAAACTTTATTGGGAAACAAAGAGAAAGCCAATGCCCTCATGTCACAAGTTCGTGAGTTCGCTAAAATTTCTCCGCTTGAATTTTCTGATGTAACAGCAGCCACGCAGATGATGCTTGGTTTCAACATTGAAGCTGAGAAAGTTCCCCGTTATCTACAAGCTATTGGCGATGTTTCTATGGGGAACACACAAAAGTTTAATTCTATGACTTTGGCATTCTCTCAGATGTCCGCTGCCGGTAAACTTATGGGTCAAGACCTCAATCAGATGATTAATGCAGGATTTAATCCTCTGCAAATCATGTCTGAAAAGACCGGTAAGTCTATCGCTACCCTCAAAGATGAGATGTCTAAGGGGGCTATTTCCGCAGAAATGGTTCAGCAGGCATTTATAGATGCTACTTCCGCTGGTGGTCGATTCTATCAGATGTCCGAAAACGCTTCAAAAGAGATAAACGGTCAGCTTTCTATGATGCAGGATGCGATGGATAGTGTTCTCAACGAGTTAGGTGAGAAATCGGAAGGTGTAATTATGGACGGCATTCAGATGACTGCTTCTTTGATTGAAAACTACGAAACAGTCGGCAAGATACTTGCTGGATTAGTAGTTACTTATGGCGCATATCGTACTGCTGTAATGCTTACTACTATCGCAACGAGCAAACACACGATAGCCGAGATAGCCCTTACCAATGCCCGTGTACTGGCACGGAAAGCACAAATGGCTCTCAATGCGGCAATGCTTACCAGTCCTTATGTTTTGCTGGCGACTGCCGTTGTAGGGCTTGGTGCGGCCATGTGGACTTTCCATGATTCCGCAACCGAAGCCGAAAAAGCACAGAGAAGGTTTAACGAACAGCAAGAAGAAGCTAAAAAACAAGAGGAAGAACACAAGCAGAAAATTGATTTCCTTGTAAAGAGTTCCCGTGACATGGCTTTGTCTGATTTACAAAGAGGACAGAGCTTGGCGGAGTTGAGAAAAGAATACCCAAAGATATTCGCTCAATACGACATTGAAACCATTAAACTTGCTGATATACTCAAATTAAAGCAGCAGATTGCAGAGGAAGATGCAAAACGTGCCGGAGAAAAACAAGCCAAAGAATTTTCTAATATTGAATCTGAAATCAAATATTACGAAAATTTACTGAAATCTCTTTCCGGGCAGCAAGGTGTTGATGGATATGTGAAGAAGATGAAAGAATTGCGTGCTATGCGTGACGTTATGTTACAAGACAAGGGGAAAGGCATTTCAGAGCAATTCATATCCAATTTGAACAATGTTGATGTAAAGGAATTTGACCGATATATTTCCGAACTTGAAAGGAGAATCAAAGGAAAGGGTGATAATGGAACCATCAAACTCCGTTTGCCTATTGATGTAGAGGGAACTTTGTCAGATGAAGCAATCTATAATGTCAAAGACATAAAAACACTCATAGATACTGCAAAATCTGCCAAGCAAACCCGTATTGATTCAGAGAAAAACAAAACTACTTACAAACAAGACTACGATAAAGCCAAGAAAGAGTGGGAAGATGCCAAAAAGAAACTCTCTGGAATAGAAAAGGACAAATCCAAGTTTACCTCAAAGCAGTATGAAGAGGCTAAGAAACGGGTAGAAACAACTGAAAAATCCTATAAAAATTTAGGTGGTATCACTGGTAGTTCTTTAACCAAGCAGGAAAATCTAGCAAAAAAGCAAAAAGAAAATCAGGAAAAGCTGGACGGGCAACTTCTTTCACTTCACCGTCAGAACCAACAGGATGAAATCAACCTGATGAGAGAAGGCACGGAAAAGAAGTTGAAACAGATTGACCTTGATTATCAGAAACAGATTGATGCGATAAGAAAACAGGAGGAAGAATGGAGCAAAGCCGGTAACGGTAAGCTGACCGACAAGCAGGCACAGAAAATTTCAGAAGCTTATACCAATGCCGAAAGTATGAGAGATAAAGATATTTCCGATGTAACTGAAGGACAGCTGAAAGCCGAACAACAGGCTTTGAACGACTACTTGAAAGAATATGGCACGTTCCAGCAGCAGAAATTGGCTATCGCCCAAGAGTATGCGGAAAAAATAAGGAAAGCACAGGAAGAAAACGGTGTTAATAGTGCACAAGTAAAGTTACTGGAGAAACAACGTGATGTTGCCATACAGAACAAGGAAACAGAAGCCATAAAAGCCAATATAGATTGGGTTACTGTGTTCGGTGAGTTTGGTTCCATGTTTTCCGACATGATAAAGCCCGCCTTGGACGAAGCGAAAAAATATGTACGGACTGACAAGTTCAAGAACTCCGATCAGGCAAGCCAGAAATCATTGATTGACGCCATCAGCCAGATGGAAAAGTCTTTGGGTGGTACAAGTGGAGTCAACTTCAAGAAACTTGGAGAGGATGTAAAAGCCTATCAAATAGCAGAACAGAATCGTATCAGTGCCATAGGGATTGAAACAGCTGCTTTGGAAAGACTAAAGAAATCACAGGATGATTACACCAAAGCGCAGAAGGGCGGAACGGAAAGTGAGAAACAAGCCGCAGCAAACGCTCTTGAAACAGCACGGCAGAATGCTGACATTGCATCCGCCAATGTGAAGACACAGACTGATATCGCCAATCAGGCCCAGCGTAATGTGACTGATACCGCCACCAGACTGAAAGCAAGCATGGAAAATTTGTTGGGAGGCTTGCAGCAGATTTCATCCGGTGGATTGTATAACGCATATAGCGGAATTATCAAAACCGTGAACGGATTCAAGGATGTCATAGGAAAAACGTCAGAATCTCTTAAGGAGGTTCCCATTGTCGGATGGATTCTGTCCATCATTGACGTACTCAAAGACGGATTAAGTGATCTTGTCGGTGGTCTGCTTGATGCTGTTCTGAACGCTGTCAGTGGAATTATCGGTGATGTCTTGTCAGGGGATTTGTTTGTCACAATCGGCAAGTCATTGAGGAACGGCATAGGAAACATCCTGAACGCAATCTCATTCGGAGGCTTCAACTCCCTGTTTGGAATAGGTGGAAACGCCAAGGAAGTACAGGAAACGATAGACAGGCTGACGGACAGGAATGAAACTTTGCAAACGGCCATCGAGGATCTGACTGACGAGATGAAGGCAAGCAAGGGAATGAAATCGGTTGAATCTTACAGGGAAGCTGTAAAGTATCAGGAGGAAGTCAATAAAAACTATCTGCAAATAGCAAAGGAGCAAGCCGGATATCATAAGAGCCACGGCAGCTGGCAGCATTATCTGAAATGGACGGATGAAATGCTGGAACACGCAAGAAAAGCTACCGGCATGCAGGATTTCTCCGGCACCGATTCCTTGTGGAATCTGACCCCCGAACAGATGAAGGCTCTACGGTCGGACGTATGGTTATGGGATATCATGGAATCTTCCGGTAAGGGAGGTTACGGTGAGCGTGTTACCGACAAGCTGGATGATTATATAGAGCAGGCAGGAAAACTGGAAGAACTGACCGACAGTCTTTATGAGGGCCTGATCGGAATGTCATTCGATTCCATGTATGACAGTTTTATAAGCAGTCTGATGGATATGGAGAAGAGTGCGGAGAATTTTGCTGATGACATATCCAAATATTTCATGCAGGCGATGCTGTCAAATGCCATCGGTGAACAGTTTAGTGACAAACTGAGGACATGGTATGATAAATTCGGTGAAGCCATGAAGGATGATGGTACGCTTGATAATAATGAGCGTAAGGAGCTGATGGATGAATACATGGGTTATGTGGACGAAGCCATGAAGCTCCGTGACGAGCTTGCCGCAGCAACCGGATATGACAAGATTTCACAGGAAGCAGCTTCCCAGTCTGCAAGCAGCAAAGGTTTCCAAACCATGTCTCAAGATACCGGCGAAGAGTTGAACGGGCGGTTTACAGCATTGCAGATTGCAGGAGAAGAGATAAAGAATCAGAATATTATTCAATCTCAATCACTTAATCTACTGACAGTAAAAGCAGATGCTCTACTTTCCATAAATACGGAAACAAGGAATATCGCTGATGATACGCGAGATTTGATAGCACAATCTTATCTTGAATTGGTACAGATTTCAGAAAATACAGGGGCAATCGTCAAACCTATTCAACAGATGCAAAGAGATATAGCAGAAGTTAAAAAGAATACAGCAAAATTATAGTCTATGGATGAATTATTAATTAATGGCGAAAACGCTTATACAACATGGGGTGTGAGAATGGGAGAGGGGTTTCTTGATGTTATTGGGGCATCCGCTTCCATGAAGGATTTTATTGAGAACAAAAGCCGACTTGAACATGGGAAACGGGTAATAATCAATAATCCTAAAGTCGATGAGAGGGAAATAACTCTTTCGTTCACTATCGAGAGTAATTCTCAGTCTGATTATCAAGCAAAGAAGAAAGCTTTCTTTGATGAGCTGTATAAAGGTGTGGTTGATATTCAGATTCCTGCTAATAGTAGCGAGGTTTACCATCTTATTTATACTGGCAAGAGTGTCACTTACGCACAGAGTTTAGACCGAACTTTCGGAAAAATTTCAGCCAAGTTTAACGAGCCAAATCCGGCAAACAGAAGCTAATTCACGACATTGGTTTTATTGTCGTGTATGTGAGTGCTCAAAATTGGGCACTCTTTTTTTTATCCCCGAACTTTGAAGACATGGAACAAATCGACATCAAAGACATATCCGGTGCTATCCAGCTTACAACTTTGATCAATGAAGGCTGCAAGCGTAAGTTCACTCTGATGAAGGAGGACTACATCATGTTAAAGTTCTCCTTAGAGAATCCCATATATTTCAAACTTGGCTCATACGTGGAATGTAACTTCGGATTGTTCGAGGTGTGCGACTTGCAGAAGCCCGCATTCAACACCAATACCGCCGGCTACGATTACGAATTAAGACTTGACGCCTACTACTGGAAATGGAAAAACAAAATCTTCAAATATACCCCGGAGACGACCGGACAGGAGGCGTCCTGGAACCTGACCGCTCCGCTTGACGTACAAGCCGGTATAGTCCTTAGAAATTTGAAAGCTCTTGGTTACACATACAAAGGACAGGATTTTGTTTTCTCCATTGATTCCACAGTCGAAAACAAGTCCCAGTTGATGAGTTACGACAACATCAACATCCTTGACGCTTGTTTTGAGATGGCGAAGAAATGGGATTGCGAATGTTGGGTGACTGAAAACATCATCCATTTCGGGCGTTGTGAGTTCGGTGATCCTGTTAATTGGGAGATCGGTGTAAATGTAGAGGAAATGTCCCGTTCGGATTCACAATCGACTTACGCAACGAGAATCTATGCTTTCGGTTCTACAAGGAACATTCCTTCAAATTACCGCCCCGTTGATGAAACGGTGGTGGTGAATGGTGTGGTTCAGAAAAGATTAATGCTGCCCGAGGGTATTCCCTACATTGATGCATACCCTAATATGACTACCGAGGAAGCCGTCGAGCAGGTGGTTATCTTCGATGAAGTCTATCCTCGAAGAACAGGCATCATGTCGGATGTCACCACTATCGAAGTGACGGACAAGGTGGAGAATGAGGACGGCACAACCACCGAGGAAAAATGGAATGCCTACCGCTTTAGGGACACGGGTGTTAACTTTTCCGAGAAATATATCCTCCCCGGTCAGGAGCTGAGGATACGTTTCGCATCCGGGCTTCTCAACGGTTTGGAGTTTGCCGTGAAGTTCAATCCTGAGGGAAAGCCGGAGAAATTGGAGGATGGCGGATGGAACCCTGAGGCACAGCTTTGGGAGATAGTCAGGAATGAGGACTATGGCAGACCGCTTCCCGGTGATGTGCTCTTTCCCCAGGATGGGGATGAATATGTGCTTTCCGGCTGGGACAGCACGAAAATAACCGAACTTGGGCTTGTGGGTGCCGCCGAGCAGGAGTTGAAGGAAAAGACTGAAAAGTACGCTGCCAAATCCAAGATAGACCCGAGTACCTATGGCTGCACGATGATGTCAAATGACGCATACCGTGAGGATGGCGTTCATAATTTCTATGGCATCGGTCAAAAGGTCAACCTTATCAACAAGGCTTATTTCGAGAACGGAAGACAGTCAAGGGTTATCGGATTTGAATTCAATCTTGACTATTCCTTTGACTCACCTGTTTATACTGTCGGGGAAACCACCGCCTATTCCCGTATCGGGGAGCTGGAGGAAAAGGTTGAGAGCCTTACCCTGAAGGGACAGACCTATACGGGCGGTGGTGGCAGCGGTGTGTATGTGATCGGAAGCCACGACTCCACCCCTGCGACAGACCATAACGTGTATTCCGCATTGCGCTCGCTGATCATGTTCATGCGCAAGGACACGGAGGAACGCACCGGTTTCCTATTATCCCTGTTGGGCGGAACCGTCATCAAGAAATACGCCAAGTTTGGTGATTTCGTTACTGGTGTATCAGGTGGTTACATAGACGAAAAGGGCAATCTTGAAATGGAAAGCGGTGTATTTCGTAAGCGTTTGTTTGTTCCTGAAATAGCCTATAACCGTACAACCTATTTCAAAGGACGTATGGTAAACTCCCCCGGTGGTGGTTGTACCGTATTGTCATACGTGGATAACGGCGATGGAACCTACACCATCGCTCCCGATCTGACAGATGCGGACGGATTGAGCCAGTTTGTTGATGACATCCTTACCACCTATTTTGTGACTAAAAATAGCGAAGGCAAACTGAACGGTTTTGAAGAAATGAAATTCCGTGTGACTGCCGCAGATTATACTGCCAAGAAGTTTACTGTCATTCCCCGTCCGGGGCATTCTGACTGGAAACCTGCCGAGCAGATGGTATTGGCACAAACAGGTAACTTTACGGACCCGGAACGTCAGACTTATATACTTATTGATTCAGTCAACGGAAACAACTGTATTACATTCTTTGACAATGCCAACACTTGGGACCCGGAGCCGGCGCAGATGCCTGCGTGGTTCGGCAAAAAAAAGGGCATGACCGTTAACGGAATTGATTGCGAGAAATATTCAGCCGTGTTGCAACAGGTCTTATTGACTGGGCTTATCTTCCAGATAGATGAGATAACGGGGAACAAGGTTCGTGTACCCTTGGACAAGGGTGAATGGGTTGCAGGGAAGTACGCCTACTATGACCGGGTGTCACATAACGGGGCTTTGTGGTTGTGTGTTGATGACAACGGAACGACAACAGAACCGTCAGATGATAATCCGGCATGGCTGAAACAAGTGGCGGAAGGGCAAAAAGGTGATCCGGGATTGTCCGTAGTAGGTGGCGGTCATTGGGAATCCTCCAAGACCCCGTACAAAGCCAATACAATGGTCACTCTTGCCAATTGTGTCTTTATATCCAAGGTGGAAACCTCCAATCCTCCGATTAAAATTGCAAGGTTCAGGAACGGCAATTATCGAAAGAAAAAGGATGGCGGTTATATCCTTGCCGGGAAATCAGCCGACTGGACCGTGCATGAAGACTGGGAGATGCTGCTGGACGGTCGTGAACTTAAAGGTGAGAGTATCACCTTCTTGGGTGAGTTCGCATCCCATCCGTCCAATCCCAAGGAGGGTGACAGCTACCGAAATACGGCTGACCATTGTACTTACATATACCGGAATGGTTTGTGGATGGTCATGGTCAAAGACGGGACTGACGGTAAGGACGGCAAAGGTTACGAGTGGATCTACACCCGTACCAACATCATCGGCCTTACCCCTGACAAGCCGGATTCGAAGCAGCAGGATGATTATATACCGGAAGGCTGGACAGATGATTTTCTTGGCGTGGATGCAGACCATCAGGTGGAATGGGCGTGCAAACGTGTGAAGCGTGATGGAGTATGGAGTGAATGGAGCACTCCGGCCCCTGTGCACCGTTGGAGTAAGGACGGGGAGTCGAATATCATGGCCGACCTTGACAATGAGATGGTGAGCGTCGCTCTTACCAGTACCGGTGTTACTACTTCCGCACAGTCATGGACTACCCATGTATCCATGTGGTACGGTACCGAGAAACTCACCCTTGAGACTTTAACAGTCAGCACGCCTGCCGGTTTCACGGCAAGCACAAGCAAGGCCACCGGAGCGGTGGCGATATCCGTCGCTGCCGGAAAGTCGGTTCCGGAACAGAATACGGTCACCATCACACTGGCTGCAATGAAGAACGGGCAGCTCTATACCCGTGAACTGACTTTCAAGATAACCGGTGTCCGTGGCGGGGCGGACGGTTCCGATGCGGTAATTTATAGCCTTGTCACTTCGGCCACGATGGTCAGCAAGAACAAGAACGGCGGTTACAGTGTAGCTTCGGTATCCTGCCGGCGTATGAAGACAGTCGGTGCGGTCACTACGGCCACAACGGACGGGGAGTTGAAGTACAGTCGTGACGGTGCGGCCGAGGTTCCCATCGGTGATGGTGTCGGGGTGGCTTCCGGTAATTTTACCAGTAGCTTGAAGTTCGTGTTCTACGTGAACGGTCAGGCGGTTGATGTCGAGACTGTCCCGATGGTTGTGGACGGCAGTGACGGAAAGGATGGTGAGAGCATCACAGCAGCCGGTCATTGGGAATCCGCCAATACTCCGTATGCCAAGAACAGTACAGTATCGTTTGCCGGAGGATCTTACTTAAGCAAGGTTGAAACCTCCAACCCTCCGATTAAAATCGCCAAGTTCAGAAACGGCAGACTCCGCAGGAAAAGAGACGGCGGATACATCCTCGCCGGCAGATCCGCGAACCGGACGGTACATGCGGACTGGCAGGAGATGGTTGCTCCCGTCGGACCGTCGGCATCCTACTGGCTGGACAGTCCTGTCAGCGTGATCAACTTCACCAGTACGGGCACGCCATCCCCGTCTGGATTCCTTGTCACTTGCAAACAGAATGTGGCAGGCAATGTAAGCACGTGCAGCACGCTTTATCTGGCAGCCCGTAAGTATAACGGAAGCTGGCTGGCTCATGTAGGTGCTACCCTAAGCAATCAGATATCCGTTCCAGCGACAGCCGGATACACCCAGTTTGCCGTCCGGGCTTATCAATCCGCATCGGACGCGAACGCATGGAATAATAATTTTGTCGCTGAAAAAGGGGTGGGTGTTGCAAATGATGGCGCCATAGGAGCAACTGGAGCGACAGGGGCTTCTCCAAGAGATATGGGAGTATTCCAATCTGGTACTAGCTATGTATGGAACGCCAGCTATCGTGACAAGATCATCTACAAGTTCAATGGCGTGTATTATAATTTCCTTGTGCGGAACTATGGTGCCAGTGTAACCGCCGCCCCTACATCTGTCAACGGGGATTCCAATTGGGAAGCCATGCAGAAGTTTGTTAATATCGCCACTGACACCCTGTTTGCTACAGGAGCCAATATATGCGGATTCATGTTCACATATAAAGGAATGGATGCCAACGGCATACCTTTTGGAGATATAAAATCACAGAAGTCAACCAATGGTGTGCCCAACCTGATACTGAATTCCGAATCCGGTTATATTCATGGCATTAATATGGACATAGAAGGAGGACGTATCGGTCCGTTCTCCATCGCTTCGGGGATGTTGTCCTCAAAGATCCTTTATGAAAATGAAACAAATAAATACGTCGGTTTCAATCTGTCTGCCGGACAAATTGAGTTTTATAACGAAAGGACATTTGCAAACGTAAGAATCGGGGGAAACACGCAGTTTGTCACCATTGAAGGGATTAAGTATGATGCTGGAATTGACATACAGAGTCCAAATGTCATGATCGGGATGCACATCAAGACTCCAAGCATTCCTCTATTCGTGGAGGGAGGTAACATTTTCCTTCATCCGAACAATGACAGCTATGTTTCTCTTCGTGGCATAGTTGGCAACTGGAGGAACATATCCGTCAGCACTCCCCTGAATAACAATGATGATAATGTGATGTTTATTAATACGGGCAATATAGAAGTGACACTTCCTCCGGATGTTCCGGGACATACTATATACTTCAAACGTATGAGCGGCGGAGTAAGATTGACAGGAGGACGGATCCTGCCTGCTCCCGGAGGACAGGAGGTGTCTTATATTGATTTGGATTTTGCATCCGGCTTCATTAAGTGTATGGGTAATTATTGGGTTATGTTTTATTGCGGATAATTTAAATATAAAGTATGAGAATAAATTTTGCACAATTCCCTATTTATGATGGGATTAAAAAAGAAAAGCTTATAGCCAGTAACATCACTGAGGCCTTCGGTGACTGGATATATAAGAACGTAGCGGGCTTGAAGGCGCATCTCCTTGCGGAGAAAATCTTCAAGTCGACTGTAGATGGTGTGGAACTTGACGAAGAGGAGGTGGATATCATAAGACGTTCTACCCCTATGTTGTCCGGCTTGCTGGCCGATTCTTTGAATGATTATTTAGATAAAAAGGAGGAACAACATGAAAAAGGTATATTGTAACAACCTTCTGGCAAAGGTGCTGCTTGCGTTCAGTTCTTGCCATACGATAACAATCGGTCCGTTTGTTTTAAGCAAGCGACCGGAAGAGAAAATCACTCAGAAAGTGAGAAACCATGAGTGTACCCACGCCCGTCAATGGGTTGAGATGGCAGTTGCCATCGGTACAGTTATCTGGATCTTGCTGTTGTGTTTTGACCTTTCCGCCTGGTGGCTGGTACTGGCCGGGCTGGCATTCTATCTCTGGTATGGTGTGGAGTGGCTGGTCAGGGCGGTACGGTTGAAGGATGCCGGCAGGGCGTATAAGACGGTATCGTTTGAGAGGGAGGCATATTCCAACGAGGATGATCCGAATTATATTGAGAACAGTAATTATTTTGCATGGGTGAAGTATTTGTTTTAATTTTAAAATTTGCATTATGGACTTGAATAATATAGTTGGCTTTAAAGCTGTGGATAAAAACGGCAACGAACGACAGGTGACCGTCGATGAGATGACAGAATTAGTTTCCGCACGGATTGTTTCCGCTGCATCAGAAATATCAACATTTGCTGCCGCTGCGGCAGCCGGAACAGATGAGTT